CCCAAAGCAGACGCCTTACCAGCGGCGATGTACTTCACGGGGTGGTTGAAGTTGAGCTCCTGGATCTTGGAAGTGGAAGCAACCGCCTTCTGCACCTGGGTGATGAGCATGTTCTGGGGTTGACCAGCGAACACTTCACGCTCCTCAGTGTCAAGGTAGGCGTAGTTGGTGAAAACATCCCACTTGTCAGTAGCCGCCGCGGAGCCCCAAGTGATACGGAGCTCAACATCGTGGTACTGGAGGGAGATGAGAGGGATGGCGGTCTGCCAGTTTTCACAGAAAGCAAACCTGAGGGGGTAGAACCTGTAGGCTGTAGCGCCGTTGACCAGATCAGCCGAAGGTGATTTGGAAGCGGTGGTCGCAGAAAGACGGGGTGCAACCAGGGTAGAGTAGGTGGAATCCTGTTCATCAATCACCTGACCACCGACGAGGAGTTCAACCTTGGCAATTTTTGTCAACCAATCGGCTTGACTGTAAGGCATGGTCTTGACACCATTATTGGGTACGAGATAGACATACCCGAGCATATCACCCTTGCGCTCGAAACGGACAGTGGACATACCACCATTCGCGACATTGCCTTGGATGACCTGACGCTCGACAGTTTGGGAAAAGTTTGTATGACGTTTGTACGTGCTCCTGAAAAAGCTTACTTCGGGTTGACCGACAAGGTGGACATCCTGGGCACCGACAGCAACGAGTTGGGCAATACCGCCAGACATTTTATAATATAGTGAGACTTTATTTTTAAGCTGAGAAGACTTACAAACTGGGATACAATTTGGAAGAATTGGTGGGACAAGTCGTACTGACTTGGAACTTAGATAGAATCGGTGCAGGTCTTCATGGTTTTAAGTTTATTGTAAAGGAGTTCGTAGATGTTCCCTGTGTGGGGTGTTTTAGATTCAACTTCGACTCGGATACTCCCAATGTCTCTAGAACCAGACACACGCAATTCAGGGGATACCCACATGGTGAAGAGACCCTCGACGATGTACCTTGTTGTCTTTGCCGGGAGCCGCTCCACCCTTTTTTCCACCTTGATATCATTCTCACCCAATGAGGCATATGGGTTAGTAACAGTGAGTCCACTGGTGAGCGTAATTGTTTCGTTGATGATGACACCCATTGTTTTATTATACTGGTATAAAAAAATAGTACTATAATTACACAAATGGAATACATCTACGAAGCACATAATATTGTACCACGGGCACTGTGTGAGGAAATAATAGAAAAGTTTGAGAATGACCCTGATAAAAGTGCAGGTAAAATAGGTAGTGATGAAGTAATTGAAACATTTAAAAAACAATCGATTTAAAAGTATATACCAAACCTGATTGGAAAATGATTAATGATCAAATAGAACTACATTTAGTTTATGGTATAAAAAAATATTTTGAGTATTTGTTTCACAATGTTTTCCATGGAGATGATCATCATATTCTAGAGAATATGTTTGGAGATAATATATCCGTAACAAACTTTCAAGTACAACGATATAAAGTGGGAGATTATTTTAGATGGCACGTTGATGATAAGATAGGTGATAAAAGATTATTAGCTTTTATCATATATTTTAATGATAATGAAAGTGGTACAGAATTTATTAATGGTAAAAACATTAAACCCGAATGTGGGAAGATATTATTTTTCCCATCTACATGGACATATCCACACCGAGGACAAGAGGTTGAAAAAGGTGTTAAATATATTATGACTGGATTTATATGTGAATGTATTTAATAAAGTTTACATGTGAGAAGGGCAGCCTTGTAGGTTCCATGATCCACGAGGGTATATGCGGGGACCGTGTTGCTAGTCTCTTCCCACACGATTTGACCATTTTCATCGAGAACATCGGTCATTTCTTCAATGAAAACCTCTTCTTCATGTTCGGGGATTAGTCGGGTAGAACGCGTTTGTGAATGAACTTTATAAATATTTCGTGTACTCAATGTGTACCTAGCCTTTTCTTCATCGTCTAGTAGTTCATAGTCATCTGGGGTTTTTTCAAGAAAATATTTCTCAATGGTTTCTTTACCCGATGATGAACTCACTTCCACACCCCCATTATAAAAACGTATCCTATCGTGGTATACACCATTTTTTGTTTCAACCTGTTGTATTTCACAAATATACATAGGTTTTGTTTCTACTGTTGTATGTCTGCTGTTATACAATTCGTATTCATTTAATTCAACTTCACGTATTATATTTTTGATATAATACTTAACATTTGAAAGCTCCTTTTTGGGAATCTTAACAGATACCTGTAGTGGTTCAGTAAAATCACACTCTTGTGTTACTTTTCCCACCGTGTAGTTACGAACAATATTGTCACTTTGTTTTTGTGCGTATCCTGGTGCGATGTTTGAGGTTGTCACGAGGTCTCCAGACTCTAAGGAACCACCAACATCAGAAACCCATATACGTGTATCCCCATTGGTATCGACGAGAGTGTCATAATCGTTTGTATCTGTTTTTTGGTCAGATACGACTCCATACCACGCCTTATCCATAGCCACATTACTGAGAGACACGATGGGGGTCACGTTCGTTTTATGTGTATTCATTTTTGCACTCACTACAAGACCTGTGATGTTCTGATCCCAAGTATTCGATACAGTGGTTTTTGATCGAGGGAGTTCCGTGACAATTTCTTGAATACCCTTGATGATATATGGGATAAACTGTATGTATTTGATTCCGGATGGTTTACCCCCCCACACTGAGTAGTCTGGATCCTGGGTGGGGTCATCACTTGGTGCCGGTGTTAATGTATCAACATCACCAGCAATGTCTGCAACCGTTACGAGGTGTCTCAATTCCGGGGCACTATAATAAACCTCTTGCGCCATGAGACCCGACTCGTGTATCCATTCTTCGTCGTGGTCTGGGTCTGGTATGAGTTTTGGTTTCTTTAGGTACTCTTGTGGTCTCAATTTGGAGAGACTTTTGATGGCACCCGTGATGAACTTCTCGTCATACTTGAGACGATCATCGGAATAGTTGTTCCCTCTTGTAATCTCACCAGCGTTGGTGAGGTGTAGATATTCGTTTCCGTTTCCGTTACGAATGGAACTATGTCTGAAAAAGGTCGTGTTCGCGGGTTGTTGACTAAAACCCGCTGAGTCCCCAATGGCGATGGAGTAGTTTCCCTGGGCGCTATATCCCGCATAGCGCCCAATGGAGACGGCGTTGGTTCCCTGATTGTACTGGGACGCGTAGTACCCAACGGCGACGGAGTAGTTTCCCGAGGTCGTCCCCGTATAGTACCCCACGGCGACGGAGCCTTCTCCCTGTCCCTGACCTGCAGAGTTCCCTATGGCGACGGAATGTTGGCCCTGGTTGAAATAAGCCGCAGTGTCCCCTATGGCGACGGATCTGAGTCCCTGACTATTCCTACCCGCACCGCTACCCACGGCGACGGCGCCGTATCCCTGAGCGTTATAACCCGCAGCGCTACCCAAGGCGGTGGCGCCGTTTCCCTGAGACACCTGACCCGCTGTCTGCCCAATGGCGACGGAGGTGACTCCCTGAGCGTTATAACCCGATTGCTTCCCTATGGCGACGGAGTTGGCTCCCTGAGCGTTATAACCCGCTGCGTACCCCACGGCGGTGGAGTAGGTTCCCTGACTATTCTTACCCGCTTCCTTCCCCACGGCGGTGGAGTTGGCTCCCTGACTATTCGCACCCGCTGCGTTCCCCATGGCGGTGGCTTCGGCTCCCTGAGATGTATCACCCGCAAAGTACCCAATGGCGACGCCTTGGGCTCCCTGAGACGACCGACCCGCTCGGTTTCCCACGGCGGTGGCGTTGGTTCCCTGACTGATCCGACCCGCACTGATCCCAATGGCAGTGGAGCTGATTCCCTGAGCGTTACAACCCGCAAAAACCCCTATGGCGACGGCGTCGGATCCCTGAGTCGCCTGACCCGCTACGTACCCAATGGCGACGGAGTTGCCTCCCTGCGTCCCTGAAGATCCCGCATCATGCCCAATGGCGATGGCGTTGGCTCCCTGAGTCGTTGTTCCTGCCCCATTACCAATCTTGATTATGTCCACATCGGGGTCGAACCCAGCTGAAATCCCTGTGAGTTCCGAACCATCACCGACAAATGCACCAGCGGTCAGTTTATTGCTACTGGGATTATATACGAGACCCGGGTCCGTCTTCAAAGGTACATTACCCGTTGTGGCGGTACCAAAAATAACAGGTCTAGAAGCATTGGTTGCGTCTGTTGCCAGAACAGCATTGGTTGCATTTGTGGATGTACCAGTAAATCCACTGGCAGTGACTGTCCCTGGAAATGTTGTACTATTGGTCATTTAGTATAACATCACAATTTTATTATGGTATCAAATACACATATATACTTAAGGATGAGGTGGGCCATTAGACTAATATGAAAATCTTTTTTATGGCCACCCATCCAGGTAGGGGGACTGGGTACGCTCGTGTCGCCAACAAACTCACGAATCATTTGGCGACTCTCCCTGGAGTTGAGGTGGTGTACTTCGCTTTCGAGAATTATAAGGATGGTGAAATTAACGACCGTTTTGTAGACCCGAGAATTCGTTTTTTGGATGCGGTGGAACTTGACCCCAATGCTGGTGCTGGTTGTGGCGACGATGCGATTCTTCCGAGTATCATCAAGGAGAAACCAGATGTCCTATTCATTTATCACGATTTGAATGTCGTGAAAGCTATCATGCACAAAATTCCACCCGAACACATACCCCCAAAGAAGTATGTATACCTGGATATCATGTATCCCTGGCAGAACATCGATACATTTGAAATCCTGAAAGAGTACAAGTTCGACCGTATCTGGACATTCCTCGATACCTGGACACGTCATATGGTTGATGACCTAAAGTTTGATCCCTCGAAGGTGACCACTATGGTGCATGGGATTGACTTTGAACGGTTCGTCAATATTTCACCTGGGGAGGCAAAGGTAAAAGCTGGTTTCAAACCAGATGATTACCTGGTGGTAAATATGAACCGTAATTCTGCACGAAAAATGTGGGAAACCACCATCAAAGCGTTTCTCGAACTTTTGAAGCGTGAGAATATGAACCCTCGTATCAAACTCTTTTGTGGTTGTAGGTCCTATTGGCATCGTGGGGTTGACATTGGGATGACCGCGAAGTCTGAATGTTTGCGTCGGGGTATGGACGTCAACCAGGTTTTGAATAATCATATATTTCTCAGTCCCAAACCTGGGTTCCTCACAGATGCTGAAGTGAATAACATGTATAATGCGGGTGATGTAGGTTTGAGTACGACTCAATCTGAAGGTTTCGGTCTAACTCCAGTGGAGCATATGTACCTCAACCGCCCCCAGGTGGTCACGGGTGTACCAGCCCTCAAAGAGACTATAGGTCCTTACGCACACTTCGTGGAACCCAAGGTATGGATTCGTGTCGGTGAACTAGAACCCCATGATGGTGAGGGTGCTCTCTGTGATTACAAGGATTTTGCTGATCATCTTCAGTACTGTTTCAAAAATCCTGAGGAGCGCCCTAATGCTCGTGGGTACCTGAGGGAAAAGTATTCTTGGGATCATATGTATAAAGTTTTGGATATAGAGTTTAACAATGGAAAAGTTCGTCTTGGAAATTCCTAATTTCATACCGAATGACATATGTGAATCGGTTGTCCAAAGATTTGAAAACGATGATAGAAAAATTGAAGGTTCCTTTTCATATCCTGTAGGTGATCAAGTCTTCACTCGTTTAAAAAACAATTGTGAACTATACATTACAACATGTTCAGGTTGGGAAGATGTGAATACACTATTTCTTGACTATACGCTCAAAGCGTACAGTGAATACACAAAACATTTGAAAGATACATTTGATGGGTATGGGGACCTACGGTATCCTATCTATGCACGACAGTTATGCACCAATAACATCATTTGTACAGGGTTTCCAATACAAAGGTTGGGGAGAGGTGGTGTGTATGATTGGCATCATGATGGTGATGTATCAAAACCCTTTTTCATACAAATTATATTCTATCTAAATACACTTCAAGAAAATCAGGGAGGGTGTACTGAATTTATTGATGGTAAGAAGGTGAGACCTGAAATGGGGAAGGTACTCATGTATCCATGTTCATGGACATTCCCCCATAAGGGGGGTGAAGTAGAGGAGGGATACAAGTATATTTGTACCACAACGATTAGTACAAATCAGTAGCCAAAATCCCCACTATCTGGGCTAGTACCAGCAGTATTGATAGTCGAAAGCCGTCCTGCTGTTTCGTGAGACAGGTAATCAACAAATATATTGAAACGAACCACACCCGTACATACTGCAGCTGGTTTGATTGTCACAGTTGAACCGGCGAGGGCTGTAGCTATTGTCGAGTCCCAAGGGGTATTCATTGTACTGGTACTAATGATACTCTGCTGTCCCAGAGCTGGGACATATGCAGAGTTGCTAGCACCACCTAGGAAACCACCAATAACATCAAATATCAGTGTACTGATTTCATCATCTGATTCGATCAACATCGCCGTAACTTTAGCATGGAAGGGGTGGTTTGTAAAATCGAGAACATACGTTGCGTTTGCTATACTCGCACCACTCGCTAAATTCGTAGAAAATGAGTATGTTTTTCGTCCGACACCCCCAGTGTTTGTGATGAGACCCCCAGTGACATAGGCGCGTTCCCCGACGAACACATCCTTCGCAATACCGACACCACCAGCTGCCTTGAGAGCACCTGTAGTTGATGATGTCGATTCAGTATCATTTGATAGGGTCACCACACC